ACTCACCCGTCAGGTCATCTTTGAACTAGCACCGGCAGTGGAGTTGAACGGAAAGCGAAAGAGAGCATTGCAGTACCGGTGTGACTTCACATACCTCGAGATGGGTAAATTGGTCTGCGAGGATGTGAAGGGTGTCATCACGAAAGAATTTAGGACCAAGCAGCACCTAATGAAGCACATCCACGGGATAGATATTTTAATCACATAGGGAGTCGGAAATGATAAAGGCCACATCTATTAAACCTGGCGACAGGGTAGCAGTCAAAGCACACGGGCATTCAGTGACCAGAACCGTATCAGCAGTGGGAGACAATTACGTCACCATCCACATAGCTGGGCAAGAGGCTAAAGTGCCGGAGCATATGATAACGTCTCATATCAGCGTTGGAAAGCCTATCTAATGGAGGGCAGCATGAGCGAGAGAGAGATGATAGAGACAGAAATAAAGATAATACGGGATTTTTCCGATTATGCAGTTTCACAAGAAGGTGATGTATTTAGAATTGTGTCTAGGGTTAAAAACGATCACAGCCCCATAGAACCGTACAAATTAAAGACAGGTATGGCCGATGGGTATATTCGGATATGTTTAAGCAAAAATGGAAAGTCATATTACAGATCAGTGCATAGACTTGTGCTTGACGCTTTTGTCGGTATATGTCCTGACGGTTGTGAAGCGGTAGAGAGGTGCGTGGAGATAATTGAGTCACAGGATATCAATGATTTTCTTGGTAATGGAACATGGGATATAAGCAGGGACGAGACTCTTAACGCTATTCGTTCCGAGTTCAAAGGAGAAACTAAATGAACCAGATAAGACATAGATATGCCGATCTTGTGATAGCAGAGGGTAATAAATCAGTGCTAGAGTTGGCACAAGAGAACAAAGCCGACCTGCGTAATGCCGACCTGCGTGGTGCATACCTGCGTGGTGCCGACCTGCGTGGTGCCAACCTGTATGATGCCAACCTGTGTAGTGCCGACCTGCGTGGTGCCGACCTGCGTGATGCCAACCTGTATGATGCCAACCTGTGTAGTGCCGACTTGCGTGATGCCAACCTGTGTAGTGCCGACCTGTGTGGTGCCGACTTGCGTGATGCCAACCTGTGTAGTGCCAACCTGCGTGGTGCCGACCTGCGTGGTGCCGACTTGCGTGGTGCCGACTTGCGTGATGCCAAATATGGAGATGCAACACTACTCAAATATCTGACCATTGGCCCTATAGGTTCACGTAACGATTACCTGCAAGTGTTTATAACCAGCAACGAGACTATCATTAAAACGGGGTGCTTTAGCGGAACATTAAATGATTTAGCAATGAGAACAGAGCGTAATGACTATCAATCAGCTATACCATTTATCGGGGCTATTATTGAGAATGTTCGTGCCGAGTTCGGGGAGGAGAGATGATGGAAATATCTGAGTCGAGATACAAGGAATTACTAGAAATAGAGGAGGCACTCAATACAGGTCGTAATATACACGCACCTACTCTGGGGCGAGAGATTGCGTCTCTTAAACGAGAACTTGAATCAGCAGAAGCAGCAGCGGCGCAGGTAATGCAAAATGAAGAATCAGCGCAGAGAAGGGTTAAAGAACTTGATCTGTATATCAAGGAAATGCACGACCTTGACTATCCGACCAAACAAGAACTAACAGCACTTATAAAGTTGAAAAATCTGCAAATAGCACTCGATCAAGATAGGCTCGAAGAAAACAACTCGTACAAGATAGTGGTAGAAGATGCTCTAACTTGTTGGGAGATGGTAGCAACAGGAGATGCAAAAGCTGACCTCAATAATCTTATCTGCATGGAACAGCAAGTTTGTCTTGATCCTGCTGTTTCTCTGGATGCGAGAACTTTGATTCGCCTTGGCAGGATTGAAGCTGCAAGAAAAATGCTTGAAATGATGGAGGCGTTTCAAACCAGTTATGACCTGATAGGCTATGAGGTTGAAACGGTTGGCACTATTGCAAAACAATTTTCGGCGGCAATTACCAGACATTTTGATTTAGAAATATAACGGCTGGCGTTTGACCCGTCCGGCTTCTTGGTCGGGTCGGAACGCTGGTTATACATCGAAGGGATACTGTGAAAATTAACTTGATCGACATAGATGGCACAACTCCGAATCTGGCACTGATGAAAATGTCAGCGCAATGGAAGGCACAGGGGGCAGATGTCGTGCTTAACTCCTGCGCTCCTGCGGATCAGGTTTTTATCTCGGTTGTTTTCTCCAAGAACATGCCACAAGCAAGGAAAATTCAAAGGGCTTTGGGCGGGACTATTGGCGGGAGTGGCACAGGTGATTACTCGATTGTTTTACCGCCTGAGATTGAGCACATCTGCCCTGATTACACACTGTACGGGATTGATTACAGCATGGGTTTTACTTCTCGGGGATGTTTTCGTGATTGCTCTTTCTGCATCGTTCCAGCCAAAGAGGGCGGGGTTTCGGAATGGTCTGCACTGGATGAGTTTGTCAGGCACAAAGATGTAACCCTGCTGGATAACAATTTTCTCGGTTCGCCACTTTGGAAAGCAAAATTGCAGGAGATGATCAGCCGAAATCTGCGCGTTGACTTCAATCAGGGGCTTGATATTCGGCTGTTGAACGAAGAAAAAGCGGAGCTGTTGGCACAGCTTGACCCGCCGTATCTGCGGTTTGCATGGGATAGCATGGAACTGATGCCAGCAGTCAAGAAGGGAATCCGGTTGTTACGTGATGCAGGGTTTCCGGTGAAGCGGTCAAGGATCGGTTTTTATGTGCTGACAGGCCACGAAGCGACACCGAAGCAGGATCTTTACCGGCTGGATTATTTACACCGCTTGAACATCAACACACACGTTCAGCCATTCGTGAAGAACAGGCAAAATAACAGACTGTCGAGATGGGGGAATCAGCCCCGTATCTGGACAAAAAGCAGATTCAGCCAGTACACGGCATAGAGATGTATAACCCCAAGCACAGCAGCCCGTCTGCTGATGCGGTAGGTTAGACATTTTTAGACATTCGTTTAGACATTCAAGGGAGGGAAGGAAGATGAGTGAGATAATCAGACATTTAAACAGGCTGGCTTACAACATCCATGCAAACGGTTGGGCAGACTCTTGTGTAAAAGAAGCTATGTATGAAATAGCAAGTATTGAATCTCAACTATCCGCCGCACAGGGAGAGGTGGCGAGGCTGAGTAAATTGTTGAGTATAGCGGCAGACGCTCTACAAGATATTTCAGTCGGGCAGTTAGTCAACAATCACTACAAAACTATTGCAAAGAGAGCATTGAACTTTATGTGTCAGGCACTAGGGGGTGGAGAGTGAAGAAGTTTCTGCATTGGATAGCTCACCTGATGAGTTGGAACTACGGCACAGTAACCACTTGGTACGATGACAACGATGTGCTGATGGTAGGCTTTAAATGCAGCACATGCGGTAAGATAACAGGTGAGGGTGTTTGCTATACGCAGACCACAGGAACAGACCCTAAGAGACATGAGGTGGAGTTATGACACCAGATGAATTTAACGACATAGGCTATCTTGCCAGATGGCTAATGACCCGCAAACAAGACCAGAACTTCGAGACAACCATGACACTACTGCAACGCAAGATAAGCACATTTAGAAAGAAGCACTACATACTCAAGTGGGGTGAATTGCCATGACCAATAAACTCTGGTCAACAAGAGTGCTGGAGATTAAGGAGGATGCCGTGATGGGAGAGGCGATAGTAAGCTGGTATTCAGTCAAAACCACATCAGCACCGCCGCACCAATACACTAAACGTGGCGAATTGCGAGACATAGCAATACCCGCCAACTTGATAGGCAGGAAAGTGAAATATATAATCTTTGAATGTCAGGAGGGATAGATGGAACCCAAAGAATACGGCAAAGGATTAGTCAAGCTAGGTAAGCTACTACAGGATGATAAGGCCACCATGTCTGAACTTGTAGAGGCGGCTCACGCTATTAACATCAGAATACATTTTGGACTAGAACATTTGATTAAGGAGGACGGGCAATGAGCGAGACGGCCGAGAATCTATAACGCATACATGGATGAATAAAAAACATCGATGTTTGTGAAAATGAAAAATAATATAGCGCACCCTGTTTAACTCTGTTTTAACTCTACCATTAGCCAATACGGGATCGGTAGAGGCATATGGCAAAAAAGACCACCACGGCAGTTAAGAAAAAGAGTCCCTCGACCAAAAAGGTTGCAGGGACTTCTGTCGTTAGGGCTAAGAATCCTGGTGGCAGACCTCCGATGTTTTCATCTCCACAAGTCCTCCAAGAAAAATGCGATGAATATTTCGAGTCGTGCTGGATAGACAAGATCACGGAGTCTATCGATAAAGACGGCACCTGTACTATGACGACAGTCCGTTATCAGAACAGGCCATACACCATCTCTGGACTCGCAGTGTATCTGGGTTTCAATTCACGTCAGTCACTCCTCAATTATGAGAATGATCCGAAGTTTCTGGACATAATAAAAAAGGCAAAGTTTAAAGTTGAGATGAACATCGAAGAGGCACTGATCGATAGTAAATCTGCCACCGGTCCTATTTTCTGGCTAAAGAACCATGCCGGATACACTGACACTCAACAGTTGCAGCACACTGGCAAGGATGGCGAAGCGTTGTCACTTACCATTAATTTCATCACTCCGGCACCAAGGAAAGACTGATGGCGACCTGTGAGTTCCCCGAAAAACTGCAGTTCTTATTCCGTCCAGCTAGGTACAAGGTCGCCTATGGTGGTCGTGGTGGTTCTAAGTCATGGGGATTTGCTCGGGCATTACTTATACTGGGATCTAAAAAGCAGTTGCGAGTCCTCTGCGCTCGAGAGTTCCAAAACTCAATACAGGAGTCGGTCCACCGTCTGTTATCAGAGCAGATCGAAAGCCTGGGCCTGTCATCAGTATATGAGATTCAACAAGCCAGGATCATCGGTAAGAATGGTACCGAGTTCATATTCGCCGGACTGAAGACTGATCCCACAAAGATCAAGTCTGCCGAGGGTATCGACATATGCTGGGTTGAAGAGGCTGAAAAGCTATCCTCGGCATCATGGGATGTCCTGATCCCTACCATCAGAAAGCCGCAGTCAGAGATATGGGTATCATTCAATCCACATCTCCAGACAGATTCCACCTATCAGAGATTCATTGCTGCGCCTCCACCTGATGCTGTTGTTGTTGAGGTTTCATTCAAAGACAATCCATGGTTCCCCGAGGAACTAGAGAAGGAACGGGTCCACCTCAAGTCCGTTGATCCTGAGGCATATCTCCATATCTGGGAAGGTCAATGTCTCAGTGTTGGTGACAACCAGATGATCGGTGTGGAACAGGCCTATGCAGCCAGTGAGAGGTATTACAAAGAAGACCAGTATATGCATGCCGCTAAAGTCATTGGTGTGGATGTGGCGAGGTATGGTGGCGACAGGTCAGTGATCTATCGCAGACAGGGACTGATGGCATTCGAGCCGTATGTTTTCAAGGGTGTGGACAATATGACTTTCGCATCACATGTCATGGAGCACATCAACACATGGAAACCGGATGGGGTGATGATAGATGCTGGGCGTGGCGAGGGTGTAATCGATAGATTGCGCCAGGTTGGACATGCCGTCACTGAGGTTAATTTCGGTGGCAAGCCTATCAACCCTAAGTATGTCAACAAACGAGCGGAGATGTGGGACACGATGGCCCTGTGGATCAAAGAGCGTGGATGTATAACCCGAAATACCGACCTGATCCAAGACCTCACATCTCCGACTTACATCTTCAGCAACTCAACCAATAAATTCCAGGTTGAGAGCAAAGAACTGATCAAGGCCAGAGGTGGGAAGTCACCTGACCTGGCAGACGCACTGGCTTTAACATTTGCCATGAACGTGGTGCCTAAAGGATTCTCAGTTGGTGGAGTATCAGGCAATCATGTCGTGGAATACGATCCCTTTGCGGAGGCATAGATGGAGATAGTCGACTCGCATGATCTTGGCAAAATAGGTGATTGCTGGGTGTCGGAATACTTTCTGTCTGACGGCAGTAAAGCCAGGATCGTATCGGATTGTGCTGATGGCGGATCTCGAATGTTTGACGATAGGGATAAATTGATACGCATGGGTTTAGTCGCCCAGGAAGAATTCGATTTGTATGTGAAGAAAGTGGAGGCAACGATATGTTCAGATTTATCCTGATGATCCTATTAATCCCAGTGATCGGTTGCGGAGGAGGAGGAGCACCAACTCCACCACCACCGGCACCACCACCACCAGAGCAGCAAGATCCGTCCGTTGTCGCATCCAGAGACTCTGAGAGACTCAGGAGACGGGCCAATTCAAGCAATACGATACTGACATCCTCATCGGGTGTCCAGGGTGCCGCACCAACAACAACCAAAACACTTTTAGGAGCATAGACATGAGAGAGACATCAGTCTGTCCGATATCCACGTCAATTATATCTGCTACCGGATCTTCCAGCCGTGTTGCGTTACCGGCACAGTCTGTTCGTATCCACTGCACAGGTGATACGTTCATCAAGTTTGGCGACTCAAACGTGGTAGCGACCACTGCGGACTGTCCACTAAGTCTATTGGAGCCGGAGTATTTCAACACTGAAAATACCGGTTACACACACATAGCTGCAATCACTGCAACTGGATCATCCACCGTATCAGTATCAGGGTGTAAGTGAGGCCACTATGCTACCTCGCACCGGCTTAATAAAAGGGATGCAACAGTATCCTCCCTCTTTTGTGATCAATAACAAGTTTGACACGTTGGTCAATAGAGGCATATCTGGCACTGGTTACGTCCGTTCCTCTGGCAACTACTCCCAAGACTTTGAGGGTCTGCTCAAGTATTCTCAGCCAAATTGCCCAGCGTTTCCGGGGTTACGTTTGGTGAGTAATCTGCTGACGTGGAGTGAGGACTTTAGTAATGCGGCGTGGGCGTACTATACCACAGGTACTGGGACAGTTACCAAAACACCTAATTATGCAACAGCACCAGATGGTACACAGACAGCCTGTCGTGTCCTCGCAACTAAAGGTACAGGTATGGGAGTTGTAACGTATGCCGTTACCGGTTTGCCTACTGCCTCATCGAATCGTGGCCCATCCTGCTGGATTAAGTCTAACACTGGTGTAAATCAAAACATCGAGTTTGGAGACGGTCAGGTATATAGTGGTCAATTAGTAGTCACACCAACATGGCAACGCTATTTCAAGTTGTTCACAGGTGCCAGTATAAACGGTTCTTTTGATATTGGGTCGTCAGTAGGTTCTGACGCATCCGTTGACGTTTCTATCTGGCATCCGCAGTACGAGAACCTCACCGGCGCAAGCAACCAGAATCCAAGTGAATACCTCGCGACCACCTCCGCACCGCTATCGAAATGGAAGGACTACCTTAATCCTAACACAGTTGATGGTAATGGAGTTGTAACAGACAGCGGGGTACGCATACCGATAACATTCCCCGCTTGGTATAAAGGTCTGCTGAGTGAGCCTGGAGGGGTGAACTTAATCAATAACGCCATAGCCCCCGCTACACAAACCATCACAGTATCCGCAGTACAGCACACGCTCTCTATCATGGGTACTGGCACATGCACGTTGTCAGGGGTGGCGACAGGTAACATCACAGGTACATCTGCAACGGATATCAAGACGCTTACGTTCACGCCTACTGCTGGCAGTCTCGTTGTTACTCTCTCCGGTGGTCATGCGATTACTGCGTTACAGGTCGAGACAGGGGCAACGAATACGAGTTTCATGTTGAGTTCTGGCACGACTTCAACTCGCGCCGCAACGGTGGATGGATACGTCAGTACTGACAACATATCCGATACCGTAGGAACTATCTTTGCTGTATTCACCACATCAAATCCCACAGCCCTATTTCAGTCTATATTGTCATCGTACAACGGTGGAACCGGTGGTGTCCCTATAGGTCTAAATAATACAGTGTTGTCATTGTTTGATGGTGCAGCATGGAGATCATTAAATAGTGGTTTGAGTACCGTAGGCGGCACATATAAATGCTGTGTACGTTGGTCAGGTGTCGTATGCACTGGCTTTGTTAATGGAGTTAAGTCTGCCGATGCTACCTTTGATGGAAGTTTAAACATGAATGCCACTATGAATATCGGTGGTAATACCGGAGCAGGGGCGGGGACTGGAATGTTCACTGGCGGCATAGGGACAGTCCAGATATTCAACACAGCACTGTCAGATGCCCAATGCATAGCACTTACATCGTAATCCTAACACTCGTCACCGCCGTGGTGGCATGGAGATATTTATGAGTACAGACCTCAAAATAAGACTTAAGAAGGCCAACGCAGTCATAACAGGTACAGGCGACACAGAAGTAATCGATTGGATACCAGCACTCAAAGCAACGGCAACAGAGATACAGGCTCTCAATCAGCTTGTCAATGGTACAACCTTTCCCCGACCTATTAAGAGCAATCCAGAGGCTATGAAGTGGGAACCTGAGCATGAACAGGTTTTGTATGAGCATACAGAGATTGTGGATGGAGTAGAGGTTATCATACCAGAGGAAACTATCACCGTCCCTGCTCAGTGGGTAGGTAACATAACTGGATTCCTTGGAGATGTAAATACAGACGTAGACCCTGAGGGGTTCTTGTGCGTGAGGTTGGCTGACTACAGTTACTTTGATACAGGGTTCATGCCGGATGGTATCAAGCCCTCTACGTTCACATTTGTCTATGCGACTACAGGGACAATTATCTAAGTATATAAACAGCAATACAAAGCCTTTGCCTGATAACACGGGCCAGGAGATGTACCAATGGCTGAATCATTACGACAGAAACTCGAGAAACGTAAAGCCCAGATGAAACAGGAGAGATCCTCCTTTCTGCCTCATTGGGCCGAGATCACCTCATTCATCTCACCTCGCACTGCCAGGTATCTCACTACTGTCACCAGTAAAGGTACAAAGTCATTCGGTAGTATAATCAACAACACTGCTACGGTATCACAACGGACATTCAAGTCCGGTATGATGGCCGGAGCATCCTCTCCTGCACGTCCCTGGTTTCGCCTCACGGTAGATGAAAAGTTTATGAAGGCATCAGCAGTCAAAGCCTGGTTGTATGAGGTTGAGACTGCCATGCGTGACGTATTCACTAAATCCAATTTCTACAACTCCCTGCCGATGGTATATGGCGCACTGGGTAGCTACGGCACTGGTGCTCAGTTGATCGAGGAAGACTCCAAAGAGACTATCAGATGCTACCCATATCCGGTTGGCAGCTACATGATTGCGTTGAATCACAAGGGTGTGGTTGATACTTGGTGCCGCGAATTTCCGATGACTGTCAGGAATATGGTCCGTAGATTCGGTATGGATAACGTCAGCACTACAGTCAAAAACCTGTACGACCAGGGACAGTATGAGTCCACAGTCGAGGTGGTTCACTTTATCGAACCAAACGAAGACAGAGATATCACCAAGTTCAATGCCAAGGATAAGCCGTTCAGATCTGTCTACTACGAAGCATCCGGCACTGAAGACAAGATGCTATCCGAGTCTGGTTACGATGAGTTTCCTCTCCAGGTTCCAAGGTGGGATATCGAAGGCGAGGATGTCTATGGCTATTCCTGCGGCATGCAAGCACTGGGAGATGTCAAGCAGTTGCAACTCGAAGAGAGACGCAAAGGTGAGTTAATCGACAAGGCTGCACGTCCGCCGATGCTGGCCGACTCTACTCTCCGCACAACCGGCACAAGCATGATCCCTGGTGGTGTGACCTACATCGATAACCTGGCAGCACAACAGCATGCCGGATTCCGCCCAGCTTACGAGGTTAACCATGGTGGTATCCAATACATCAAGGAAGATATCAAGGAAATCGAGTACCGCATCAAGAGGGCGTATTACGAAGACCTGATGCTGATGTTTGCCAACTCCGATAACCCGAATGTCACTGCTCGGGAGGTTGATGAACGGCACCAGGAGAAGTTGCTGATACTCGGTCCATTCCTCGAGCGCATGAATGGTGAACTGTACGATCCGGCAATAGAGCGCACCTTTAACATTATGATGCGTATGGGTCGTATTCCAAAACCTCCACAGGAACTGGAAGGTCAACCTATCAGGGTGGAATACACCTCGATCATGGCACAGGCCCAGAAGTTGATCGGCACCAACAGTGTTGAGAGGGTAGTGGGTTTTGTCGGCAACCTGATCAGTCTTGGATTCACAGATGCTGCTGATAAACTGAACGTGGATGAGGCAATCGAAGGCTATGCCGGTATGCACGGCACACCTCCTAATATGCTCCGCAGTGAGGATGATGTGACTGCCATGCGTGATGCTAAAGCCAAACAGGCCCAGATGCAGCAGATGGCATCCATGGCACCATCTATGAACCAGGCGGCAACTGCAGCTAAGACGTTAAGCGACACACCAGTGGGAGAGACAACAGCACTGGCCCAGATGCTGGGAGGGCGGTAATGATTAAGGCAAAGGTCGCCGCTGCCAGTGCCGACAGACAGGCACTTGATGCACTGTCTATCGTAGACACTACATCAACCGTGGCAGTCCACCTGGCAGACCCAGAGCATGCACATCTGACTGCTGCTGAAAAAACAGTGTTGACCGGAGTACAGGCGGACCAAGTCAGGAAGATAACGGTATCAACGAATGATCCATCCGGCGGCAACGATGGGGATATCTGGATCAAGTACACACCATAAGGAGTCAGTATGTCAGCAACGTATATCGCAACCCTCAAAAATACCCGTATGGATGCAGTCACCACAGCTATTGGTGCCAGTGGTTTCCTGGTTATCGGGACATCTGCTCTGGCGACTCCAGCGACTGGTGTGCTGGCAAAGATCCCACTATCCGCAACCTCATTTGGAGCATCTGCTGCTGGCGTGATCACAGCAAACGGTCTGCCTCTATCAGTGGTAGCAACCGGCACCGGTACTGCCAATAAAGCGGAGATATGGAAATCAGACAACTCAGTGGTGGTGTCGGCTCTTACTGTCGGAACATCTGGATCTGATGTCAACCTGGGTACACTGACGATCAACGCCGGTAATACTGTCCAGATCACAACCTGTACCATCACACACGGGTAAACGACTATGTCGATAACTTCAGTAGATGACATTGCAAGCGGGTTGGCTGGAGCACAGAATATCGACTTTCTGAAAACGCTGACAGCAGCCAAAGCAGCCGGTGCTTTTCAATCAGGATGGATGGCTGCGGGGAACCCTGGTGCCGGTTCTGCCTCTCCTGCATACACTACCAGTGGCTACACCTGTTCCAGTGCAACCCTTGGCGCAATCCGTCTCAATAATGCCAGTGTGCAATTGTATTTGGCTAGACTAGCCGCATCAATTACGCAACCAGGGACACTGATACTTTATGACCGTTTGTGGTCATGTTCCTTTACCGCTCCGACTACAACCACATCAATTGCAATCACAAGTCCTGGTAGTTTACCCGCAAGGATAACCGACAACGGGATTGATGTTGAAGCATGGTTGGAAGTATTTGGTACTGCGGGTGGTGCCACATCAGGCACATTCACACTTACATACCTTAACGCTAACACTGGTGCGTCTAAAACTGCTGCAATTGCAGCACTAGTATCTGCTCCCGTTATTGGTCAACTTCAGCCTATACCAGTGGCGCAGGGTGATACCGGAGTACGATCAGTGGTGTCATTTCAGAACTCTGCCAGCATGTTATCCGGTGCGTACGGATTGACACTAATGAAACCTATGGGCCGATTGTCAGTTGGTGTAGCTGGTGCTGGAGATAACCTTGACTGGGCAAAGACTGGACTCGCTAAGATACCGAATGATGCCTGTTTGCAGTTGGTGTATTTGGCAGCTAATACCACAGCCGCAACCATAATTGGCACGATGGATATCATAGATAAATGAGCACCTGGGGCTATAAAAACATCCTTGGTGATAGTCGCATAACCAATGCCAATGCCCAGAATACGGCAGGGACTGAAGTCGCGGCAGTTATCAATCAGATGTTATTCGGGCCTCTCGGGGCCAACGGGACACTGATAGTAACAGATATAAAAGACACGGTAGCTACTGACGGCCTGGTCATAATAAGCGGTTCTTTCACAACTACAGAAGCAGTCGACACACCGGCACTCTCGGGAAAGGTGATCATCCTTGGAACCACCGGTGCCGTTGATACCATCGACACCCTGGCATCATCAGGTACGGTGATATCAGCAAACAGTGTTGATGTGACTATCACTGAAGCACCAAGCACGATGTCTACCACCGGTAACGTGATTGTCTCCGGCACGGTGTCGGCAGTGAGTGCGGCAGATGGGATGTCCGCTACTGCTCTGGTGGTCATCACCGGCACCTCGGCATCAAGTAGTGCCATCGATGTTCTGGCATCCTCCGGTGTAGTCAGTATCTCCGGCACGGCAGGGATAACAAGTCCTATCGATACGGTGGCAATGGCCGGTGTGCTCAAGGTGCTGGGTACTGTAGCAGGGACTGATACTCGCGACACCCTGGCTGCATCGGACATGATCCTCGGTGTGGTCAACATCACCGAGTCTGGTGGTGGATCGGGCGGCAATGCAGTCTTTGTCAAAGTGGATGGAGTGTGGAAAACGACTGACTATATCGATGTGCGGGTGACCTGATGAGTGCAATGGATGACGTGAGACGGCAGGAACTGAATGACATCAAGCTGCAGATGGACACGGAACGTGGTCGTAAGTTCATGTGGAGGCTTTTGGAGATGAGCAGGGTATTTAGCCCTACCTTTTCACCTGATCCTCTTCAGATGGCATTTAACGAAGGGACACGGAACCAGGGACTGAAACTGTTTGCAGACATAATGGAAGTATCACCGAAAAAATACATGGTGGCAGCACTTGAGGCGAAGGAACGGAACGATTTAATTGTGGCACAACTTGAGAAAGAAAGGGAGATGAGTGATGCGGATGAATAAATTCTGGAGACGTGTGTTGTTGTTCCCATTGGCGATCCTAATGGGTATCGATGGAGACGTAGGAGGGGCCGATGCTGGAAGTGGTGATAGCAGTGCTGGTGATGATAGTGGGAATTCTGATGCTGGCACTGATCCTGGTGCTGGACAGGATGGATCAGATAATGGAGAAGGATCGATTGATCCGGCCAGTCCAGAAGGAATCGCCAAAGCAGAGGCAGATGCAAAAATAGCGGATCAGGCCAAACTGGTGGGAGCACCGGAGGCATATGAGGCAATAAAGCTGCCAGAGGGTACGGAGGTTCCAGAGGGATTCATGGATCTCTTCAACCCGATTGCCAAAGACTTCAACCTCTCCCAGGAAGGTGCTCAGAAACTGTTTGACCGACTAGCTACCGATCTGCAGCCAAAGATACTCGCGGCCCAGAACGAAAAGTGGGAAGGGATCAAGCAGACCTGGTCGGAACAGACCAAAGTTGATAAAGAGATCGGTGGTGTCAACTTTGATGACAACGTAGCAGTCGCACAACGGGCATTGAATACATTCGGCACACCGGAACTGAGACAGGCACTGTCCGACTACGGGATGGGCAATCACCCAGAGATGGTGCGCCTGATGCTGAGAATAGGCAAGAGCATGCGGGAGGATTCAGTCATCCACCCTGATGTCAGTACTGATACAAGCGGAGAAAAGGCCAAGCTGAAAGGTTTATACCCAACGATGGACAAGTAATCAACTTTTGAAAGGAGGTATACCAAATGGCTAAAAAAGGTGGCGGGAAAAAATGCTAATCGAAGTTTAATATCAACCCTAACCCGCATCCGTGCGGCCTTTCTTGTCGGATAACTACCGACCCAAAGGAGTAACACAATGAGTGTTCTTGGAACTACTGCACCTACACTGATGGACCTGATGAAACGTCTCAACCCTGGTGGTGGTATTGACCAGATTGCCGAGATCCTGGCAGAGACAAACGAAATCCTCGAAGACATGGCATGGGTAGAGGGCAACCTCCCTACCGGCCACCGCACTACCGTACGTTCCGGTCTCCCTGATGCAACATGGAGAAAGCTGAACTACGGTGTCCAGCCAAGCAAGTCCACCACCGTACAGGTCACTGACAACTGCGGCATGCTCGAAGCATATGCCGAGGTTGACAAGTCTCTGGCCGATCTCAACGGCAACACTGCCGCATTCCGTCTGTCTGAAGATCAGGCATACATCCAGGGTCTCAACAAGGAATTTGCCCAGACTCTGATCTACGGCAACGAAGGTACTGAGCCGGAGGCATTCACCGGTTTCGCTCCACGTTTCAACTCCACATCTGCCGCTAACGGTGAGAACGTCATCAAGGCCGACAGCACTGCAGACAACGCAACCGGCCAGTCCTCGATCTACCTGATCGGGTGGGGTGCCAACACTGTCCATGGTATCTATCCCAAAGGTTCTGCTGCTGGTCTCAAGACTCAGGATCTGGGTGAGCAGACTCTGCTCGATGCTGCTGGTGGAAAGTACCAGGGTTACCGCACTCACTATAAGTGGGATGCTGGCCTCGTTGTTCGTGACTGGCAGTATGTCGTTCGTATCGCCAACATCGAAGTGGGCAACCTGACCAAGTCCGCATCTGCCGGTGCCGATCTGATCGATTGTATGACTCAGGCACTCGAGCAGATCCCTAACCTCGGCCTGTGCCGTCCTGCATTCTACTGCTCACGCACGGTTCGTTCGTTCCTGCGCCGCCAGATTGCCAACAAGGTCGCATCATCCACCCTCACCATGGATACAGTCGCCGGTAAGCGTGTTGTCGCATTTGACGGCATCCCTGTCCGCCGTACAGACGCAATCCTCAACACTGAGGGATACCTGTCCTAATAACCCTTAACCCACTCCCGTCCCAGTGGCGGGAGTATTTCTGAAAAGGAGCAACACAATGATTATCGATAAACTGCTTGAAATGTGTGATGCAGTCGCAGTCAATACCGGTGGTGTAGCATCGTACCTGTTGGGTGATGTCATCGACATCGGTGCCGTAGTCCGCGACATGGGTAACGGACAGCCTCTGTACCTGATCCTCACTGTTGACACTTCCATTGCGTCCGCAACCGGCTCACTGAAGTTCAGCCTCTGCTCTGATGCCCAGGCTGCAATCGCAGTCAACGGCACCCAGTCGGTTCATGCCACTGTCGGTCCGTTCCTCCAAGCTGCAATGACTGCCGGTACTGTATTGGCTGTAATTGCTCTGCCACAGGGTATTGCTTACGAAAGATACATGGGTGTCGTGCAGGAAACCATTACTGCTGCAATGACTGCCGGAAAGATCAACGCATTCATCACTGCTGATCCTACCGGTTACAAAGCATACAACAACGCTATTTAATAGTGTTGTCACTGGGAGGTGACTTGTGATTGTAAAAGCATTGGAAACCGTATTTGTTGAAGGTAGTCGCCGCAAGAAGGGCGAGGTATTTGAGTACAGTGGGAAACTCGGTCCGGCTCTTGAGGTAGTAGAGGGAGATGCTGCACCCACTGTCGAGATTGAGGCCGAGAAGAAAGAAGGTCCGACTAAGAAGGAACTTCAGTCCCAACTCGATGCAGCCGGAATCAAGTATGGTCGTAATGACAACAAAGAGACGCTAACCTCACTGCTTAACGAAGCAAAGGCTAAGTTTGCTCCTGCTGCATCACAGGTGCCTGACAAGTCCCATGTGTAATCATGCGGGTGGCAGGGAGCAATCTCTGCCACCCTACTTTATTGGAGGCATTGTGGAAGACCATGCACAGATGATCATCATTCTGAGACTTATATTAGGCTGCACGTTCATAGTTTCATGCTTGATGGTATGGAAAGCCCGTGAGGACTGTAAGCGATTAAGAGAACGGCGTGAACGGCGTAAGGAGATGAGAGATGGCGAATATACCAGAGGCACCGATCCTGACTCTCTCACAATTTCTAGCAGCACTCGGTGCTCTTGCGGGAACGATCTTGTCACTTGTCGGGTTGCTATACCATCAACTAATCTCGGCGGACAAAGACCAACAAGAGCAACTGGACGCAGGGGCCGACCAGTTCACACTGAACAAGTTGGAAATAGCAAAGATCCAGAAGGATCTGGAGTCCATCCGTGAGTGGGTTGTCGAGATAGAGACCGATCTCGATACGTTCCAAATCAAGGCACTGCATGACCACGAAGCTGTACTGCTCATCAAAGACCACCACCGGCGCAACCATGGCGAGGAGATAAAGTAATGGCTAAGTCAGTCGTATCGATATGCAACCAGGCACTAGGCCGGATCGGGATCAGTAAGTTCATAGACGATTACGATGAGGCCAGCACCGAGGCACGGGTACTGCGGATCTTCTTTGAGGGTGCCAGAGATCGTGTGCTCCAGGCCATGCCATGGGGATTCGCCAAACGCACCAGAGAGTTGCAGGACATCGGATCTCCTCCTGCGGGGTGGTTATTCCGTTATCGGTATCCCAACGACTGTCTAAAGGCCAGGAAGGTGCTGGAATCCGGATCGACCCAGGAGGGTGTAGGTAGTGATTTCTGTATCGTTGAGGATGAGGCCAGTGGTGGCAAAGCAATCTGCTCCAATATCTATCCAGCATCTCTTATATACACGGCACGGATAACCAATCCCTCACTGTTCAATCAAGCATTTATCGATGCTCTGGCTTGGTCATTGGCCTCTGATATCTCAGCACCACTGTCTGCAACCACCGGCATGACCCAGTCGGCCAACCAGGCATATGTCGCCACACTCATCCAGGCTGGATCGGCAGACATGAACGAAGGAAAAGAACAGCCGGCACCAGACTGTGAACTGATGACAGTGAGGCAATAATGAGCACACCTATTCCGCAGTCATCATTTACCTCGGGTGAGTTATCACCGAGTCTCTACGGCAGGGTGGATTTTAACCGGTACTACACCGGTCTCAAGACCTGTCGTAACTTCCTGATCCGTCCATTCGGTGGCGTTTCAAACCGTCCTGGCACCAGGTTCATCTGCGAAGTGAAAGATAGTAGTAAGAAGGTGCGCCTGATCCCGTTTGAGTTCAATACAGAGCAGACCTATGTCCTCGAGTTTGGGCATTACTACATGCGGGTCATTAAAGACGGTGGTCAGGTGCTGAGATCCGCAGACGCATGGGATGTCGGTACAACCTACAAGCTGGGTGATGAGGTTATGATGGATGACCTGTTCTACCTGTTCGTAGATGATGAGACGGCAAACACCGGCGCATGGGCCACCGATCTGGCAGCAGGGTTATGGGAACTGGCACCAGGAGCATGGACAGCAGACGGTCAGGTTTATGAGGTGGTTGCACCATATCCCGAGAGTGAACTTCCGACACTGAAGTTTGTGCAGTCGGCAGACGTGATGACGCTTTGTCATCCACAGCATACAGTGCACCAGTTGTCGAGGACGGCGCACAACAGATGGGCCTTTTCTGAATACGCAAATACGATGGGACCGTTTAAGGATATCAATACCGTAGTTGAGAATACCGTCTGGGTTACAGAGGTCACCGGAGATATAACCGTCTATGCTGCCAATGCC